GAACTCTGCAACAGCGCCGGACCAGTTGGTACCAACGATCTTGTCAATAAGCCCAGCGACCCTCTCAACGATGCCCAGTATGGTGTCAAACAGATTGACAAATAGACGAACGATAGCGGCTACCGGATTATTGAACACATTCGCAAAGAACTCCGCAAATGTAGCTATCACGTTATAGATGTCCGCAAACACGTTGTAGGCCGTGGCATAAAGGAAACCAAGAAGTCCGGCTACAAAGCCGATGACATCAGATGTTGTTACACCAAACTTCTCAAATGCGTTTGCAAGAACAGCAACAGCTGCTATAAGAAGCCCGATCGTAGCAATAACAGGTAGCATCGCTGCGTGCTGTGCAAGCCACAATACGAGCATAGCGCTTAAAACCACTGAAAGCGCCGCCAGGACTGGCTGCAGATGGTCTCCGACCCACTCCACAAGAAGCGCAACCTTGTCAATGACAAAAGCAAGGACGGACCCGACTCCTTCGAGCAGCCGCTCAACGACCTTGAGTACCCGCTGTCCCTTTGGGCTTTCTATGGCCCTGTTGAGCCGTTCCATAGCCTTTTGCATCTGCCCCAGCATTCTGGCCGTGCCACGCCCGAAAGTGTCTGAAATGGTCGATTTTAGCTTATTGAACGGCCTTATACTGTCGTCCGGCATCCGGCCAAGCGTGTTTTTCACCATACGGATGATGGCATACACCCCGAAGAACCTTGTAATAAGGCTCTTGACAGTCCGCTCTAAACGACCGGTCCCGCGTTCTGCCACTCGTGATGCTTTCTCTGCGTCCTCTCCGGCTTTTTTGGCTTTCTTTCCGGTCTCCGCAGTTTCCTCTCCGAGCATTTTCATGGCCCTTTTCAGGCGGTCGGCCTTTCCGACAGCTTCTTCCATAGGACCTGAGATGCTGACTACTCCCAGCTCCCGCAGGCGCTCAAAGGACGTGGTAAGAAGATCGGTCTTCTCTCCAACTTCGCCTGCGATATCAGTCCAGGAAACCCCCATAAGAGCCATAGCCTCGTCCATCTGGCTAAAGGCGTACCTGGCTTCGTTGCTCGCATAGCCGTAGTAGTCTGCTATGGTCTTTACAGATGCCTGCAGGTTTTCAAAGTGCGCAATGAGGTCCTCCGTACCATCAAGGCCTGCAGTAGACACGCGCTCCCATTCGTCCTGAATAGCACGAACATCCTCGCCGTATCTTGCATAGTCGGCTTCGATCTGAGCTCGGGCCTGAGCAACAGCCGCAGCTGAATCAGCCTCGGCCTGAGCAACAGCCGCAGCCTTCATCTCGGCTGCCCTTGCCGCCTCGGCCTGCGCATCCCTTACCATAAGACCCTTTTGGATAAGCTCATCCTGAGAATAACCCATGCTCTTCCAGAACTTCTCTGCCTTATAGTAAGCATCGGTCATCTTATAGATCGCTCCGGCTGCCTGGGCATCGGCCTCAGCCTGCTTTGCTGCGGCATCGACCATAGCCTGAGTCTTTACCTGCGCCGCTCTTTCAAGAGCATCGATCTCGGCCTGCTGTCTTTCAACTGCTCTATTCGATTTTTCAAGCTTCCCTATAAAGCGGTCGATTACTGACGTAAACTTGTCCCGCAGGGTAAGTTCAGATACGATTCCAGCCATTACTTCTTCCTCAGCGCATTATCGCGGGCCTCGGCTTCTTTTTTCACAAATAAAGATACCAGGAGCCGCTCTCTGTCGGGCAGCTCCAGGTACTGAGATGGAGTCCAATTCCGGTTGACAAAGCAGTAATATGCCATTATCGTGTCCGGATCGGACTCCGCTATTAGTTTTTTGCCTCTTCAGCCGCCTCTTCGTCCGACTCTTCGTCAAGGCCGGAGAGCTTGAGTATCTCATCAGCGAGCTTTGAATACTCTCCGACAAGAAGCATTTTCCCTACGACCTGGTAAGGATCCAAGACTCCATAGCCCTCGCAGAGTTCTGCATCGGTAAAATCAGGCTGGACCGTGCCCGCAATGACAAGTGCTGTCTGGTAGGCTGCGGAGTCAAGCCTTGACTTGGTTCCTCCTCTGTCCTTTGTGACTATGGTGTGCTTTTTGATCAGCGCCTTATTCTCCGCGCTCGTGATGGGCTTGATGATAAAGGGAACCACCTCACCATCCTCGCCCTTAAAACGCGGAAAAAAGATCTTCTTTTGCTCCGGCATCTCCGGATGCAGGAATGCGTAAAGCTTGCTCATATTTCCTCCTTAGCGTTAGTTCCCCAGCTTAGACGGAGCCTTGAATGCCTGGAGCTTTCCGACACGGCCTATGGAGAAGTTGAAGTCGAAGTTAAGCATAGCCTCTTCGTCATTCAGAATGCTCATAGGAACAGTGCCCGTAAGCTTGCAGTCATAGTAGACCAGGTTCTGCTGCCCGACAGACGCAAGCGGATCGCTGTTGATGATCTGGATGTTGAACGGATCCATAACGCCTGTATTGATGTACTTAAGCAGCATCTCAAGGAACAGCGGAGTGCCATAGTAGACATTCCCCCGTCCGGTCATCTTGACCCCGTTGTGCTTAGTCTGTGTGACCCTGGTGCCGATAACTCTCATATCGGCCTCCTGGATCTCAGCCTGCGTGGTAATGTTCCTCATTCCCACAAGCTGTGTGTTCTTTCCGTTAAGAGTGATAAAGACAGAGCCTTCCGCACCGTTAACGGTGTCCTGCGCTAAAAGATAATTACCCATTAGTGCCCTCCTTATGCGACTTCTACAGTGATGTAGATCTTCTCAGCGGAGTCGACCGGCTGAATGACGATCGTGACCACCACAGCATCGATCCATGCGCCTTCAAGGACCTCGACATCATCAGGACTGAAGTTCTGGATCCCGCCGTTTGCCTGAATGTCGAGCAGATACCCGACAATAGCTCCCTTAAACCTGGACCTTCCGATCTCGTTGGCATCTACGACCCCGATATAGTTCTGCGAGAACTCAGCGAAAATGTCATTCGCTATCTGGTTGCAGAGCCTCATGCAGCGGTTCTTGCGGAACGGCCTGCCGATATCCTGCGTAAAGGTGATGAGTGTGTTGATGTCAGCCTCCACCTTGACTCCGAACTGGTCAGAAAAGAGCAGGAACTGCCCCTGATTAAGTCCGCTTTCGTACTGAGAATTGGTCAGTACCGGACTGACAGATACTGCGCCCGGATAGGTCGCATAGGTGAGCGACTCGTTGTACTGAGCGCCTGCCTCTGCTCCAGCTACCCACCAGCATGTCTGCTGCGGTGTGAGTACCGTACCATCGTCAAGGGTTACGCCGGACATGACGTTGATGCAGTACCTTGAATCCGGATTGGACATGTTCGCTGCCACGAGCTGTATCCACTTTCCGCTCTCCTCTGCGATCCTCTGAACGAATGCCTGGTACGCAGCCATGACAGTTGCATCAGATCCATCGTAGCAGAGGATGTTGAAATCGTAAGGCTCGATCGCAGGAAGTACAGAAGCATAGGCCGCAGAAGCGACTGTACCATCGTCTCCGCCGGTCAGCTGTATTCCTGTATTGGCCTCCAGTGCGTCTTCACCGCTGAATGTTACCCATGCATTGGGTACCAGGGTAGATGCGTTCACGCCTACCTGAGTATCTACGACTACGCCGTCTACCAAGGTAGATACGGTGTAATCCTCGGTATCAACATTCGCGCTCACAGTGACAACGATATCGTTGCCCCTTACGCCCGGATAGTTAGCGGTAACGGATAAAGACCCGGAGCTGCCTGTTGCTGCGGCTGCTTCGCCTCCCGCAAGCCTGTAAAGAAGAACCTTCTCAGGACCTGCGGTTCTATTGGTGCCCTTAAACATTTCCTGCAGGAAACGGTTGTGCGGGTCGGTCAGAGCGTAACCTGTGACACCTGACAGATCAGTATCAGGAGTCACCTCTGTAACAACGCCTACCGGACCCCAGGAAAGTGCTTCCGGGATAGCTACTACGCCGCGTGATCCGGCAACGAAAGCTTCTGTAGGCGCTGATTTGAAACGGATATATACCCCAGCACGAATCTTGTTCTGGGATTCCCAAGTTCCTCCAGCCATTATTAATTCTCCTTTTTCATGAAGTAAGCCACAACAGCGTTCGTTGCGGCAGTGATAGTGTAATAAGGCTCAGTCAGGATCGCCCTCAGGAAGTCCTCCTGGTAGCCTTTAAACTTCGAGGATGCCAAGATGGCCTCCCGCGTGTATTCTTTTTCTTTAACTTTTTTCGCCATAGCGCAAACGTACCTCCAACGTACACTGCCTCATGAACTGCTCGTCCTCGTAAGGCGTCATAAAGAACCTCAGCGAAAACTTATAGTGCAGTCCGTCAAGGTCTATCTGAGCGGATCGGTCATGCGTCCTAAGCAGGGTCGTATCCTCCCCGTCTGAGTAAGAAAACTTCTCCATGTTAAGGTCCAGTACCTCAGATGCCGCCTGGTATCTCCTCTGAAGATCAGGCAGGTTATAATTATCCAGGTAGGTAAGGTCGAACCTCAGCTCCCTCAAAAGCCGCCCGCCCATTCGGTACTTAACATCCGAGGATATCAGCTGGATAAAAGCGCACGGAAGATCGGTCTTCTGCTGCCGGGGATCCTGATAGAACGTGACCGGAAGAACCGGCGCAAGGTGCGATGCCAGGCTCTCTGCAAGTGTCGATATCTTAAACGTCATTTGTTAAGCCTCACCTCCAGCTCCTTGCTAAGGGCCTCTACAGCCCTTTGGTATGCCTCTTCTCCCGCCTCAGCCATAAAAAGGCCGGGTACATAGTCAGTCTTAGTTCCGACCATGATACCGACCTCTCCTTTTTTCGCCGCATCATACTCAAGCTGCCCGGAGAACGGATTGATATATAGCCCCGGAACGAAGTGCCTGTCCATCCGGTGTCCGTTATTGACATAGGACGCATACTGCATATCGTTCCTAAGGCTCGTAACAAGCTCTCTGCCGCGTCTTTCCGGCTCGGTAATAGAATCAGTCGCCCAGTGCGCTTTGAGCTCGCCTGTGCGGGTTTTTGTGCCCCTAAGGTCGCCGTTCGGTGGAGTCTTCTCCGCCGCAGCTTTGATAGCGGCAAACGTGGCCTGCTTTGCGATATTCTCCACAGCTCTGACCGAGTCGATGTGCTTCTTTTTCCAGCTGTCGATAGCTTCCCTAAAGGTCATAACCTCTCCATAGACTGAACCGGAAGTTCCTGATGTGCCAGACCCGGCATCACAGCCCCAAAGGGCTCGAAATAGTATTTGGGATCCCCCACAAAGACTCGCACCTTATGTTCACTGTGACCAATAAGAAAACCGCGTTTGACCACCAGCTCGTCTCCGGGATGGATGTCCCATTTATTATCGCAAGCCACTTTGATAGACTGAGATGATTCAGCCGCCTGTCGCTTTGGGCTAAAAGACCCGCCTCCGGTAGAATAGATCCTGCAGGGTACATCTGAAATGACAAGCGCGCGCACCGATGATGTGAGGTTATTGTTCTTCTCATCCTGCACCCTGTAGACATCCGCCGAATCGGTATACCAATTTGGGTAGTTCATAGTACGTATGAACCTCCCATCCCGGCAAGCCTCGCCTTCGTGGCAAGCAACTGCCCATAACTTGTTGCGTTTAGATCGCCCCAACCCTGCGTAGCCATCGTGGCCGAGCCATCGTCATAAGATGCAGATGCGTCACCAAGCGTGGCGCTCTTGATCGTGCCGATAACTTGACCGGATGCAGCCGCCTGTGCTGGCGTTTCTGTGTTTGCCGCATAGCTGCGGAGATACATAGTAGCCTGATGAGCGACAAAAAGTCCTGCCACATAGCGCCAGGACTCAAGCCACTTGTCCGGCTGAATACTTGCGTTCGCCTGCGAGATAAGCTCCGAAAGAATGGTTGCGGGCAGATGACATACTCCAGTAGAGGTGAAAAACTGCGGGAAATCCTCCCGGAACATCGCCTCGGTATAGCGTCCTTCTTGAAACCCTATGTTCGAAGCCCTTGCTTTTACTCCATAAAACTGATCTTGCATCTGCCCTCTCCTTTACTCCTTCTTCTCGGTCCTTTTTCTCTTAGCTGTGGCCTTGACCTCGGCCTTCTCCATAGCCACCTCGACCACGGGGTCGGAGGTTGAGTCGGAGATGCTGATAGATCCGTCATTTACAAGAGCCTTGAAATACCAAGACTCTCTCACCCATGCAGGAACATCGGTGCGGAATTCGTTCTTCTTAAGAAGATACTTCTCCGGACCAGAGTTCCTGAACAGGACGTTCTTGCTCGATACGATAACCATATTAGATACCGTCTACGTACAGGAAGGTCTGCGGGTAGAAGATCTGGACCTCAGACAGATTGGCCGCATAAGCGGTGTCATAGCAGAAGCTCGTTGCGTTCGGCTGAGTCATTGCTCTGGTGAGCGGAACGAGCTCGTCCATCTTAACGAACCTCTTGTCGTTGTTATAAACGACCATACGGTTGGTGCTTCCAGCGCCAGCGCCATCGAGCCACTTGCATCCACCGATGAACAGTTCCTTGCCCTTTGTCAGAGTCAGGATGTTGTTCTCAAGGATGTACTTGAGGATGGTCTTCTCGGCCAGCTCTGTGACCTTTGTGGTAGCAACTCTGGTGAAGCAGGAATACGGAATGATCACGTGATTCGGGATCGCGGATTCGTCATATTCTGCTGCGGCCCAGGCTGCGGTCAGAGCATCGTTGACATCCTGCAGAATCTGCTCCGGAGTCTTATCAGCCCACTCGGTGGAGCTTCCAGTACCAGTAGCAGCCGCGGTGGTAGCTGTTACGTTGGCATCGTTGATAAGTCCGGTAGTACCGAAGTTGGTGAAGCCAACATAGACGTTCTGGTCCATGTGCTTGTCATAGGTCCTTCTCATACCATCGGTCAGAAGCTGCTCAAGGCTCCTGCCAACGAAGTTGGACTTCTGCATATCGACCCACTTAACGCGGAGAGCTGCACCGAATGTGTGCGCCTTGAATGTGCCCTTGTCAACAGATGCCTGTACTACAGGAAGTCCGTTGGAGCCGCCTGCCTGGATCGGAGATTCACCAGAGCCTCCGGTCACACCATAAGACACGCCCTGTGCGCTTATGAAGTCTACCCAGCCGCCACCGACCTCGATGACGATGTCCCTGGGATAGGTGAAGCTGTCGAGAGGCTCCCTTATAAGGGTATCCTTCTTCTCCAGCTCGGAAATAAGGAACGCACCGCCAGAAGCGATTCCGGCTGCGTCAAGTGTCATAGCTCCGCTCGGAGCTCCTGCGCGGGTGATCACACCAGCGTCAAAATTGCCTGCGTTTACAAAAGGCATAGTGTACCTCCTTATGCGTTAACTACGCCCACATTCGGGAATGTGGTGATGCGCAGTTCTGCGATGAGATTTGCGTCTGCTCCGCCCATCCACTTGCAGCCCTTGAGCTCGATTGTGTTGGTGCTGTCAGCCTCGGCCTCGAAGCCTCCGACAACTGCGGTCGGATAGCTGGCGTTTGCGGCAATGCGTACATAGACGCTTCCGCCATAAGCCGGAGTGCCCTTCTGGCACTTGACATTGATGGAGCCACGCTGGAATACGGAAACTGCTTCGTTCGGTGCGTATTCGCCCACGTTCTGGTTCAGGAAATTGAGCGCAGACTTGAACTCTCTGCCCGCAATTCCTATGAATGCCGCCGCAGTATCGCTTGCGCCCATCGCAACGACCTTGCCGCTGGACAGCTTAAGCGGAGCGCCAAACGCAATGTTTGCCTCGCCGCCCGCAGGGAATGTGTTGACGATCATGTCCGGCTGCCTGCCATAAGAGCCTGCAAAGCCGTGCGGCATCGTCTTGCCGATGTTTTCAGTAAACTGAATAGAAGCCATTCTTCTCTCCTCCTACTTCTTTGTGTGCGGATTATGAGCAGCATAGGCAGATGCCTGCGCCTCACAGATCCTGTCGAACTTTGATGCCCCGGATGCATCTGCCGCACCCTGGGCCGCCTTCTTTGATGCTGCGAAAATTTCAGCCATGTTGCTGTCACCCACAGCAGAAAGAAGTGCCTTGGAAACCCTCGCCCTCTCTCTCCTGTCGGAGATACCGTTGATGGCGGGTCTCATGGCCTTGAGGAATGCCGCGGTGTCCTTGGCTCCGCAACCATCCTCGGCTTCCTCTTCCTCGATGACCTCGGACTTCTCCTCGGCCTCCTCGTCCTCGGTGACCTCTTCCTCGACCTCTTCCTTCTTTTCCTCTTCCTCGGGATCAGCATCAGAAGCCTTGGTCTTCATAAGGGCACCGACCATCTCGATGAGCTTGTCCAGCTTTGTGCCAAGATCGTCTCCCTTAGGAGCCTTCTCGACCATCTCGTCTTCGGTCTTCTTCTCCTCTACAGCGGGTTCCTCCTTCTCCGGTTCCTGCGCCTTCTTGGCGGGTTCTTCGGGATCGGAGTCCAGCGCTGTGTAGGCCAGGTCCGTAAGAGCCTTCAGCTCTTCGTCTTTTGCGTCCTTGGCCGCAACTCCAAATGCGGTAAGGACAGCCTTGGAAAACTTACCCATTTTTCCAGTCCTTTCTTCCGCAGTCTTCGCTGCGGCATCTTTTATTGCTACCTCGCGTCCAGCCCTGCCCGATTGCACGACCGCCACGTGATTGCCCCTGATATGCGTCTGCTTATAGTCGTCACCATCCGGTTCGTAGTTGCACAGATACCCGCAGGAAACCTCCCGCTTTTTGCCGGACTGGATCTCACTTATAAGCGATGCGTCATTTATGTACAGATCAGCTACGATGTAGTCACCCTCGCGCCGGACATTCTGTGCATGGCCCTTCGCCAGGTCGGCAAAGTTATCCGGTGACACCGCCTCGCTCGGATGCGTGTCCGTTACAGGCTTGCCCTCGAAAGAAGCCACCGTAGCCTTGTCGAACACATCCTCCTCATAGCGGTTGACCTTTACCATACGGTTCGGATCCCCATCCAGCTGAAGCTCCCTCGCCAGGTAGTCCTGGGGGCCTATCCTCGCAATGGGAACATTTCTGCAAATTAAAAAGCCCTCCGATGTCTCCACCTTATTCGGGGAGATCGAAGAACCAAAGTACGTGATCATACCTTCCTCCTAAAACAAAAGACGCCCCGAACAACGGAACGTCTTCAGAAACTCCTTCAGCGCCTGGCTGATGAGATGTATAGCCAAAAGAGAAAGCCCCCCGCCAATAGAGGGCAGAGGACCTATCTCACCTATAAAATAGCATAAAACATCCCAAATGTAAAGTTATTTTTTTCGTAAAACCTTAACAACTTTACCATTAGAAACTATAACAACATCAAGTGGAAAAGCTGCGCTTCTGTAAAGCCTATTTTCCGCCCGGCGCATTGCCTCATCAAGGGAAAAGTTATTGTTGCCAAAATTTATAAATAGCCCTCCGGGATTACTCTTAATTTGCTTTAAACCATAACGTATTGAACTGTCGAGTGACGCTTCTGTAGAAGCAGTCTTCAAGTCCCATAGCTTCCCATTCCATTCATAATCTGGAGTTTTTATACCTTCCTTTGACGGTGGAGTCTTATGCTTTAAAACACCGCCTAATACAGCATGGATCCATTTACCAAAAGCTACCTCATCCTCGTTATCGTCAATATCAAAATCAGGTTCAAATGCTATGCTTCCATCCCCCGGTTTTGCTTTATTTAAAAACTCCGAAGTCACGTCTACGGTGTGCTTTAAGGAATATGTCTTACTTTTTGGTCTGGACCCCTGCATCTTTCCATCTGGACCTTGGATAAAATCAGGATCAGGGTTAAAGTCCCCGACCATCATGCGCTCGATTATGCCCCATTGCGTTTGCGCATCAAAAGTCATGCTTCCCTCCAAAACAAAAAGCGTCCAAAAAAATCGAAGCGCCTTCAGTAACTCCGCCTACATGTGGTGCGCAAGCTGTTCGCTCTGCTTCTCCTTCTCTGCCCGGAGCTCATCCTTGCTTTTATTCTCGAGCTCCGCAAAGGGCTTGTAAATGCTTCTATCATCCAGGAGCGCTCCTTTATGGCTCGGCTTGTAAACTACCTCATCCCTCATATCATTTCCTCCGTATACTTCCATCCATAAGAGGCTGCGTTCTTTGATAACCACGAGCTCGCATTTTCTTTCAACATATCGTTAGCCTCGTTTAAGGTTATTTTGCGAAGTTCCAGCTTCGATACTGCGGCCTTTTTAGCTCTGTTGTAATAATTCTTATAGTCCGTTGCGAAATCTATATATTTAGAGGGTATAGCATCTCCAATCTCAAAGTCGCGTCTTAACGAATACGCGCCGGACTTATTGCATGCCCTCACTTCGCTCAATCCCAGCTTAAATGCGAAGTCAACATCTTGCCAACTGAATGTAGATCCGCTGGGATGATTGTGGGTAAACAACCCATCCGCAAATAAAGTTAAGTCATAGCCGGCGAAATTGACCTCATCAGCTTTATTATCGCTTTTTCTCAAAATCGGCTCGCCCTTTGCATTGACTAAGAAACCGGTTTCCGTCTTGTCATTGCGTATCTCATTCTCGCTAAGAATAAGCACCTTGTGAGCCATGTCCTTAGCCGTAATGCCTGATGGGTCTGAGGCTGCATCAACCAGATCTCGCCACTCCTGTTTGGTTTTCTTGATAGAATCAAACAATGAATCTACGTCCGATTGACTAATAGCCTTGTCTGTTTCTTTGTCGTACCAATCCTTTCCAATTCGATAAAGGTTATCCGCTTGGCTGTTTAGATCGCTGAGTTTTTTCGCAACATCATCAAATTTTGTGGCGCTATACTTTCCAACGGCCTTTTGAGCCTCCGCGCCGTTTTCGGCCTTTTTCCCGTTGTGCTTTTCTTTATAGCCCTGCAACAGGCGCTCGCCGTTTTCTGATTTACCACGGAGTGGAGCAACGGCGCCAACAGCGTTTGCGAAAGTGAAACGACCATTCGCGGCGTCGTGATAAGGATTGAAATCACCCCAGATCATCCGCTTTATCATATTCCAAGATTTTTGTGCGCTTCCAGCCATGCTTTATACTTCTCGTCATCCGCCATCTTGTGCTTTAAGAACGTGTCAAAGGACTTAGGACCTATGCCTGCGTCCCTATATTTCTCCCACTGCTTAAAAGCTTCGAGCCACTTCCGTCTGCCCTCCTCCTTACGCCTGTAAGCCGCTATTTCAGCTTCTGAGCGAGGATCTCGGTCAAATGGATTAGTAGTAGGGCTCGAAAACTTTCGCACCTTTTTCAGCTCCTCCTCGCTGACCATCCACTCGCCCCACGGAGTGAGCGAATGCAGGCAGTTCGGATGTATGTTCAGATAAGAGTTCGCCAGGGTATTCGGCCCGGACGGATCTATCTTCCCAAAAGCTGATGCAAGAGGTGGGTAGTAGGGAGATGTCCCACTCTTGCTATATACGCGCCCCTGATACGGAGCACAAAGCTTGCAAGCTCCATAGTGGGAGCTCATCTTATAAAGATCCTGCTCGGGATCCCTTGTTATAAGCGCAAGCGTCTCTGCCTGCCGGGAAGTGGTGCGCGTCACCATGTCTGCATAATTATGCAAAGACCACTTTCTCCCGGCCTTGTCAGTAAAGCAAGTAACACCCTGCCTCTGGAGCTGTTCAACGAAGTCACGTTCCAACGCAAGCCTGGTGCCCTGTGTTTGCTGCCTTAATACCATGTCCAGCCCGGCAGACCTAAACAGGTCTTGTGCCTGCCTCCCCAAGAGAACCCCGGTAAGACCATCGGTCACGTTATTTGCAGCCTCAGCAAGCTTGAACTCAACAGAGTTAGTAAGCCGCTGAATTATGTCCGCCTGTTCCATCGTAATGGATTCAGCGTTGATGTATCCGGCAAGGTGTTCTGCGGCAGTTTTAGGTGCCCTCGTATACGCCTCCGGATGTTTTTTATAGAAATACTTCTCGACCATCCTCCGCACATACCCACCAGAACGGCCCACCATCTTTGAAAGGATAGCTTGTATCCTCTTAAGAGCAGCGACCGCATGATAATCAATAAGGCCCCTCGAACGGAGCCTTGCAATCTCGTTGATTACGTCCTCCTCGGACTGCAGGTATATTTTTTTGAGTATATCAAGTTCTGTCATGTGCTAATATACAACAGGTTTAATTACTCCAGAGTCATATTCGGCTGTTGCCATGACTTTTGCAAGCTCTTTATCTACGCCAGCCTTAACAAGCTCAGCGGTTCTTGCTTTTATTGATGTACTACGCGCCTTGCTGACAGCCAGCTGTTCTTTATGCTGAGCTTCTGCGTTACTAAGGGCCTGATTAAAGCCTTTGATCTCAACAGCATTGGAAGTGCCCCGGATGCCTTTTATCTCTGCCGGCACGCTATTGCCTCTATACCCAGCAAGTCGAATTGCTGTGGATATTTCTTTTTCAGTCAGAACGTCATGCTTGATGCTGTTTAAATACTCCTTGGCATACTCTGCACCCTTTTCAGTGACAGTTTTGTCGTTTGGGCTTACGCGCAACGTACTCATAAGGTTCTGTTTATAAGCGATATCGGCTCCGTTTTCTGGAGGCCTTCTCTCTTCATTGTCATCTGATTCTTTTTTCCAACTCTTCTTTGCTTCAGCGAGTTCTTCTTCCCAAAGCTCTTTGCTATAGCGTTCTGGTTCTGCTCCGACTTTCACAGACTTAAGCTCTGTCGTAATAAAGTACTCATCACCTTTTTTTGTAAAAGTCTTAATGACGTCACCAGAAGAATATGTCCCGCCAGAACCGCCCGAAGTAAAACGACCATCAGAGGGGTCGTGGTTCGGATTAAAATCCCCGAACATCATGCGCTGAGTCATTTCCCACTCGTTATTTATTCCCATCGTCTTCCTCCTTTTTAGACTGCTCGATGTTACCTTCGTTTTCCTGTGCTATCAAGTCCTTTTTCGGGTCTTCCTTCCCGCCGCCCATGCCGCCGAACAGCCCTGCCATAGGATCAGCCATCTGCTGCAGGTCAGCAAAAGTCTTGTCTTTATTCTTCGAGATGTACGCATCATCGATAGACCCGAACATCCCGGTCTCATCCTCGAGCTTTTTGAGCTCTGTAAGAGCCATGCCCAGGGTGATCGTATTCGACTGGAATGCCGACATGATCGTCTGCGTCTTCGTGGCCGCGATCTGTGCCAACTCCGTTGCATTCGGTGTCCACAGCGGTGGGAACTGGATCTGGATGTCCTCCGGAACCTCCCCCCATACGCTCATGCATAAAACAGGCAGGATCCTTTCCAGGACCGGACGCAGCTTCGACTCACGCTGACCATCGATGATGTCGTAGTAGTTCTTCATGTCGCCCTCACCTGTGGAGTTAAGTCCTGCAGGAGAGCGCCCGAACAGCTTCGTCATCGGGATATGTGTCTTGGCCGACAGATTAAGCTGCGCGGCCTCGGTCACGTGGTCAAAGCCCGTGAACGAATACTGCTGGTTGTGGATCTGATCGCCCTTATTTATAAGCCTTGTGCCGAAATTCGACTGACATACCGACTGCGCCTGCATAACGCTCCAGAAGCGCTTCTGTGCCTCCTGGGACCCCAGGCTGAACAGCTGGTCGAGGTTCTGTACCTCCACCGTGTCCACGTTCGCCCGGAACGTGAGGTTGCCCATGTTGTGCATAATGGAATCATAAAGAACGATGTCCTCGTAGATAGGTTCTATCTCAGACTCGCCCCAGTACATCTCCGCCAGCTTCTCCAGGTAGGGCAGCTCCCTGCCAATAAAGCGAACTATGCGTGAGTGATGCACCCGAGCCACGATGTTCGTGCCATCGCCTGTGGATATGTCGTAGTATTCAGGCAGACCGAAATCCGGATCCTCCATGTCGGTGACGATCGGCCCGCTCGGGAAGATGCCCGACCAGCGGTCGAAGATGTAAAGACCATGAAACGAATCCGGCAGAACCGCCTTGAGGTCCAGCGGCTTCTCCCAATTGTTCTGACCCTTTATAAGAATCAGCCCTGCAGCACCGCCATAGAGCCTGCCCCAGCGAAGCCCATCAATGACCTGCTTTTGAAGCCCGATCTTGCGCTGCGCACGCTCGAACGCATCCATGTCGTCCGGTTTGATGTCGCCCTGCAGCGTGAACCACTCGCGGGTCATGTCCTCCGGAACGATATCGACAACCGACTGCAGGATGCCGCCGGAGCGATACATCGCATTCAGCTTGGCATAATCATCCGTCAGCCTCGTAAGAACGTACTCTGTGGCCTCAAGCGGTGCCTGCGATCCGTACCCAAGCCGGAACAGAGGATTGCTGAAAGCATCCATCGTAAGGACTTGCCCTGTATTTTCCTTTTTTCGTCTGCTCATTCAAACCTCACCATTCTGCAATGAGTACACGCCTTGCTGCCGTTATATTTGTTTGACATAAATAGCGAACCACAGACTACACATACTCGTTCAATGTTATCCACCCCAGAGGCTCTGCGGTGTGCAGCCTTACACTTATTGTTGCAAAAACGTCCGTGCCCACTTCTATCATAAAATTCAGAACCGCAATGCTCGCATTTTTTTAACACAGGAGCATGCATCCTATCCTTTGTTTTTTCATATTGAAGCAGATGCCACTTGTGCCCATCCTCGCTTCCGTGCCAGGCTTTTGCCGCCTCGATACCCAAATCGTGAACTTCCAACAGATCATCCTTATGAGCCAATCCATGCAAACGCTTATGATCATAAGCCACAAGCGCCTGCAGATTTTCAATTCGATTATCGGAACGGTCTCCATTAACGTGGTGAATCTCGCATCCCTCCGGAACAGGACCATGAGCCTGCTCCCAAACATAAACATGCATTCGCTGACGCTTGCCATTTTTGGTAGGAGTGGTAGACAGATAGTATCCAGTTGATTCGTCTCGGGTAAAAACGACCCCATTGTATGTCTGATGCTTCTGCGGCATTATTCAAACCTCCAATCGGGTAAAGCATTAACCTTGTACCTTAAGCAATCCAAACTGTGGTCGTTCTGCTTCACAGGCTTCTCCTCGCCCCGCATAGCAGCCTTGTCGTCCCAGACATAAGTGCCGAACTCGTCCAGAATGCACTCGCACTCGGAGCAGACCACTATCTCCCGCTTTTTTACCAGCGCCCCAGTCTTGCGGATACCATCGAGAACCTCGTTCTCCGCAGGGATCACGTACAGCCCCCTGCGCTGACACTCCGCTATAAAAGATGCCGCCGATGGGTCTACTATCACAGGACACTGTCTCTTGCCCATGAAAGTCTCCAGGTCGTCAGCATACTCACTGTCAGTTTTTTGCGCAAACTCGATGCGGCTGTCCCAGGAATACTCCCGGTCCACATAGAGCTTGCCCTTGTAGTCGTATATGTCCAGGAACCGCATCGGGTTCGTAGTACCATAGTCAATAGCGATAGAGCGGTCGCCCGTCCAGTACAGATCCACAGGCCGCTCCTCCGGACGGTACACGTTCTCGCCAGTGTCGAACATGTCGTAGACCACGCCCTCGGCCATGACCCACAAGCCTTTGATGTAGCGCTCGTAGAACACGCCTGAATATTGCGTCTTATAACGCTCCTTCATAGCCTCAGACAGCGACGGATTATCGTCCATCGTGAAGTGCAGGTGCATTGCGTTGTGTTTATCCAGCTGCAGCAGCCACTCCATCCGGAACCAGTGACGCGGGTTCTCCGGGTTGCAGTTGAACCAGAACTTGGATCCTTCCACGGAGCATCTCGCAAGAGCCTGCTCCACGAAGGACCGCGGCATCAGAGCCACCTCATCAAGAAGCACCCCGGCCAGCGTCATGCCCTGGATCAGCATGTAAGAGCTTTCGTCCTTACCACCAAAGAAGTAGAAGCGGTTCTGCTTCTGGCCCCTGCGGATTATAAGACAGTGATCCGAGCGGTTATAGGTGATATCGAACTGGTTCTTCAGGTATTGGATCGTCAGCAGCGGGTTCAGGATGTTTCTGGTGACCGCGCCAACAGACTTCCCGCAAATAGCGAAATAGCAGTTGTTGAAGTTCCCCATCGCCCACAGGACGAACGAAAGACTCATGATCGAAGTCTTCCCAGCGCGGACCGCACCATCAGCGATGATCGCGTCGTACCCCGAGTACGGAAACTTCATGATGGCTATTTGCTTCTCACTTAAGCCCATTGTCTATTATCCCAGATTCTTTAAGCGCCTTTGTAATTGGGTCGTCTTCCACCTGCAGATTTGCCTCAACAGCCACGTGCTCGCGCTGCCCTAAATACTGCTTTCCGAGCCATATCGCCATGCTTGGATTCTTTTCTGCGAGTTGCAGCTGCATCCTTCGAATCGATATTTTGCCCATATCTCGCTTTTTAGCGGATACCTCCGCAAAACTCGCGTGATAAGTACGTTTACACCATCGCTCAATCGTGTCTTCCGAGCAGCCTCCCAATTTGTTGTCGAAAAAGGCCACTATCTCTGAAAGGGTGCATTGCAGCCCCAACAGACTTTCGAAATCGACCTGATCAATTTGTTTTCTTGGCCTTCCCATCAGCAAACCTCACTTAGACTTACATGCTTTTTTCATAAACAAGTTCACCCCGGGTTGCCGAAAGTGATACACATAACAGAAGAACCGCCATGAAAATGGCGGCCCTTCTGGGGAATAGTTAATAAAAAAGCGATGGTCCTTATAATCCAATACAATCATACCATATTGAAACCTAAAAAACGGCCCAACCTTTAGTAGAAATTCATCATCTTCGCCACCGCAAAGACGAACCTATGCCGCCAGGTCTTCCAGGTGTTCCTCGAGGCGTAGTCGCTATAGGGAATCCGGTAAAGAATGTTGTCGAACACCCCCTGCCGGTACTCCTGCGGGATCTCGCCAAGAGCGACCTCGATAGCCCCGATCCGATCGGAAAGCTCCGCAGCCTTAACAGCCATCTGCCCGGTAGGATCCCCGATACTAGTCCCTCGCGGCTGACCATCCATCGGATGCGCCTTGCCGATGATATCCATGTACTCCTCCTTCATCCTGGGATAGTCCCGGATGAACCACAGGGTGTGCATGTATACTTCCTTGGGCAGCTCATATCCCAGCTTCCACCCCATGCTAAACCTCCCGAATCTCTATACCATGTACAAAGAGCATCAGCTTGCGCTTTATTACATACTCCGGAGTCTTATACCCCTTAACATCCTCGACCACTAACGAACCATCCTTATCGTAGACAAAGTCGGCTATATACCTTACGGCCCGTTCAGTCCGAAAGGCAGTACGCTGAACCGGAATAAGTTCGTAAGCGACCTGCCTTCTTAGGTTTTTGATTTTCCCGGACCTCTCCATGCCCAGAAGAACAAGAAAACGGTTGTATTCTTTACCAGAGTCGAACTCCCCGTAGGGAGTTACGACCCTATTGTTTTTGTACTTCGAATAGCCTCCGAAGCTCCTCGTCTGGTAACGTCTCAATTCCAAGCTCCTTGCATTCAGAAATAACACCATCAAGAAGAACAGAAAACTCCTGCGAATTCATCTCGTGCGATCCCTTAAGCACCCGGTACACAGTCATGCCGTCCTTCGTGTATTCAGGATCTACATAGATGTCTCCCAGCTCCTTCGGATCGATAAAATCAAGCATAGCGATCTCGATAGGACGGTCTCCATTCATAGCAGTAACACCATACCGGGCAAGCATCATCCTGTGGATCTCCTTGCGGTCAGTTCTAAGAACCGAAACCAGCTTGTCCAAAAGCACCCAGTAATACGCATTAGCATCCAGAGAGCGCTTCTTCATGATCTGCTTTATAACAAGCTCACAGGGCCGCTGTTTGGCTTTCTCGCAGGCTTTTGATACGGACTGAACATCTCCATCGACCACGGCAGTAACTCTCACCATACCGCCTGCCTGCGGTCTTACGTCAATGTACTGAATAGTCATAATCACACCATCCAGAATCACCATTGCAACCATAGCGAAGTCTTTTCTTGTCCTTTAGTCTGTATTTATCTAACGTAGTTAAGTCCCTCATTTTTTCCCCAATACATTCGCAAGTACTAAGACAAGTACTAAAATCGCAAAGATGACTTTAAAACCAAACCAAAGTTGAACCATGTTAATCACCTATTTTTTCCTTCCCGCCTGCAACATCAAGCAGTGCCTTCAGTTTCGCAAGGTACGCTATCTCTTTCGCCCATAGTGCAACCTTCTCCGTATCTTTCGTGCCGCTGTATTTTTTTATCGCTTCGGCAAGATTGTCTATCCGTTCGGGGATAACCGTCCAGTAAGGTCTTACTCCGAGAGGGGGAGCAGTGCTTGACTTTGGGTCAGGCTCGGTGACTATCGCCCACTCAAGCTCTCCACAGCTTCGGTTTAAACGGCCACTATACCGAAGCACCTTATACGTTTTGTCGTTTATTTTCATTTCTCTCTCTGATCCACTCATTTCTCCTCCTCGTTTCTATGCCGCCCGCTATTCACGCACAGTGCAAGCACCACCACTGCTACCGCTCCGATTATCGCCCCGATAAAGCCGCAGAAAATGTACCTAAAAGTTTCCATTTTCGCCTCCAATTATTGAAAGATACTCTCTTAACTCTTTAATAAACCTATTCCCAAGCTCTTGAAGATCGTCAGGCAAAAGAGACTTGTCTATAAGGCTCTCTATGGTATTGCTTTCCACGAGTGGACACCAATCGGGTTTATTTCCCCAGGCATCATTAGGCTGCCTTTTACCTAACTCCAGACCCTTAATAACGCATATTGGGAAAGTCACCCCTATACGCATTTCACACTCTCCACAATTCTTCGGCATCTCCATATCCTTAATCGCTATCATCGCTTGCCTCCATCGTACACGTTGAAGTCGCTGCATACATAAGATTCAAGCATAAGCCGGTGACCGGAGAATACCCGGATGCAGCCGCTCTTCGGAAGCAGATCCATGTTCCAGTCTGTCACAGGGACACGCCCAGTCGTGAGGGCCTCCTGCCATTTAGATCCATAACCACCCGGGCCGTTTAGATGTATCACGTCAGAGCCGCCGCCCACAGCGCCAATAATTGAGTTGGCATTTCTCAGCAGTACAAACTTCATACAACCGAAGCCGCTGTCATGCAGCTCTCCGGTTGGCACAATTACGAATTCGTAAAAAGGCCCGATTTCGTTGTACTTGCAATAAGGGACGGCCCGAAGTTCTTCCAGTGTCATTTCAGTGATGTTCTTCATTCTTCCACCTCATTAAACCTGCCTCCACCAAGCGTGGTCTTGCTTATACAATATCTGTTTATCAGCTTGTGCATAGTGTGATATGGTGTCTTTGCCGCTGTTTCGCCTTCGTGATAACAGACAAATGCTCCATCCGCTTTTAAGCTCGTTATCCGTCCGAGTTCATACTTTTCGCCGTTTACATAGATGATGTATTCACCTACTTCAAATTCGTTCATTCTTCTACCTCGTTCGTTTTCGCAAGCACATATGATTTCATTTCATCAAGCATTTGATTTAGAATGATAGGACCTCCACAATATCTGCGGTCAAACACATGCTCGATAACTATGGGATCATCAAGTTTGAACTTTTCCCCTGTAGCTCTATCTACGGCATAATGCGTTAATGTCAATTTATATGCTTCAAACATTCTCTTCACCGTCCATCTTCGCTCCGCACCACCAACAATAAGGCACTCTTTGACTTATGGCTTGTATGTCGCTCTTTCCACACTCTGAACATCTGCAATAGCGATTTTGGTTTCCATCAACAAGTCCTTCTTCTATCCAACGTCCGTGCCTCACTGGCTCGAACTCTACGTTACAGTCATCAAGTGCAAGATGATATTCACCTGTGACCGCACACCGATACTTTGGTGGGTCTGAAGTGTAAACCATTTGGTCATTGTATTTGCAATAAGCACAATTCATTCTTCCACCTCGTCCAAATTCATCTTCGCTCCGCAGTTCCGTCCGGCTCATAATTCACAAATTCACTTTCACAGTTTGGTTTATGTAAAGCTATATCTATTGTCGGTATACAGT